CGGCAGACCAAGATCCCGGGGGCGGATGCGGAGCCGGAGCCCGAACCGTCTGCCCCCGAGGCGGACCCCGAGGCAGACCCCGAGACGGACCCATGGGACGAGGCCCCTGATGACGTCCTGGAGGTGATTGACCACATGGCCGCCGGCGGCAAGCTGGCCGATCGCGAGCTCGCCGATCTGCGCGAGGTCAAGGCGTGGGTGAAGGAGCATCCAGAGCTCGCCAGCACCGACGAGTGGCACGACATCAGCGCAGAGCTGAGCCGGCGCACCAAGGAGCGGCGGACGAAGGAGGCGAGCGAGTAGCAGTACCGGAAGCGCAGGATTGCCGCGGCAGAGGAACGGGCGAACCCCTGCCGTGCCCGGTTCAATCCCGGGGCTTCCACCGAGGAAGGGACGAACGATGCACTGCCAGCGAGGAGACGGCGGCTGCTACGTCCGAGAGGGCGGGACGTGTGAGTGCTTGTGCGACCGGTGCGAAGAAGCAGCCGCCCGGCAATGCAACTGCGAGCAGCTCCGCGCCGAACTGGAGGAGGCCCGTGCCGAGACACGGCGGCTGCAGGCAGAACGGGATGACCTGCGCCGTTCGGGGTGCGTCGGCTCGGCTCCTCGGCGCTCGGCGGCCCAGTGGCGGGTGGTGCTGCTGCGATGGATGGGATCCATGCCCGGCGCGTGGATCGATGCGCTGGCCTCGCGGCTGGCGACGGAGGAGTGATATGACCGACCAAAAAGAGACGAACGAAATCCCGGAAATCCCGGTAATCGTGTGCGGCGGGGCGAACGGCCGCGCGGTGATTTTTGGGTGGGTGACGGACATGCCACACCCCGAGACGCCCGTCGAGATTCATCGAGCGCGGATGGTTCTCTATTGGCCCAGGGAGTGCGGAGGGTTGCTCGGACTATCTCAGCGTGGTCCACGTGAAGGGCTGCGGCTCACGTGCTCGGTGCCTATAGTGCGCGACACCTGCCGGCAGGTGCTGTCCGTGTCGGATGCGGCGGCCAGCGGGCTCGCGACGTGGCCCGATGCTTGATACCGACGGCAGCGGTTACGGATACGACGACGGCAGCGGATACGGCCTCGGCAGCGGATACGGCCTCGGCAGCGGCTGCGGCGACGGCAGCGGCAGCGGATACGGCCTCGGCAGCGGCAGCGGCAGCGGCAGCGGATACGGCCTCGGCAGCGACAGCGGAGACGGCAGCGGCTGCGGCGACGGCTTCGGTTACGGCGACGGCAGCGGATACGGTTACGGCTTCTGCGACGGTTGCGGTTACGGCGAGCGAGTGGGCAGCATCGCAGGATACGACGCCGTGCTTCTCGCCCCGTGGCCGTATCTGCGCGTCGGCTGCGAACTGCACGGCCTGCAGCACTGGAGAGAGCGCTGGCGCGCAATCGCAGCGGAGCACGCGACCGTCGTGGACGCGAACGAAGCCGCTGCCCTACTGGACAGGGCGGAGGGAGTAACGATCGACGCGGCGACGGAGGAGTAGCTTGATGGACATCGACGACGTGGAGCTTACGACAAGGCCCGTCGAGGTAGACGACAACAGGAGCGTGACCGCAATGGACCGTCTGATACTTGACACCGAGCACGGCTCGGCGAGCAAGTACGCCGACCTGTTCGATTTCGACGCCGACAATCTCGAGCCGCCCTTCCACCCGAACCGCTACGCGGCCGCGATCGCCTTCCTCCGTACAGCAGGTGTTAGGTCAAAGTGAGGAACCGGGTTGTGCTGCATCCAGGATCTTCGGAGGTGGAGCTTTGCCGCAAAGGCCACAAGCTCTCCGGTGGAGTCCGCAAGTAGGTGACAGGATGCCGGCCAGCGCCACAGCCTGGACGGGATCCGTGGGGTTAGTTTGTCAACGTATACAGCCATTATTGTACGGTACCCACTTGTGTTTTTGTGTTTGCGTGCTACCTTGGTGGCATGGACCGTACAACGGAACAACACCTACACGAGGTATCCTCTCGCCTGGCGAAGGAGACAGGGCGTTCCGTAGAGAGTACGGAGCGCGCCCTTCGGCTTGTTTTGGGGAGGTCGCTAGCCGGCGGTGTTTCTGGCTGCCATGCAAGGGACTTCATGGCTACCCTTGGCATGGTAATGGACGAGGTCCGCCGCCTGGCAGCGTAGTAGGTGGTACTCAGCCCGACGAGGGCTGTAGGGTAGGTGCCCATAGTATGGCGCCTGCCGTTAGGGGCCTATTTGGCCAGTAGGCTGCGTGTTGTTTCCCTACCCAGTGGTGTTAGCCTGTACCCCACGCCGTTGGTTTCCACCATGCCCTTCCTCTGGAGGGACAGGATGCTTTGCTCGAATTGTTTGACCTGCCGCAGGTGGAGTGGTTTTACGAATCTTCTGTGGTGGAACCTGTCCAATGTCTCTGTTGCCATCAGTTCCCGGTTTGTTAGTTGTGCTTTGTCCTTTTGCATTCCTTCCTCCCTCTGATGGCAGTTTACATTGCGCTGGCCTGCGTGTTCAAACACTTTACAAAAACGAAGGGCCCGCGGTGTGCGAGCCCCTCTGTCCTATCTCATTGTGTTGGCCCGACCAGGAACCATTTTCCTGCGGCCTGCCTGGTGTGTAGGGCGGGGGTATTCCGCAGTATTGCAAGCGAATGCGCGGCGACCTACCCACAAGCGGAATGCGTTCAATGGTGAACGCAACGAGAACGATCGCGCGATACCTAAACAACCCGCTGTAGAGTGGGTGCAGCACAACGGAGAGTATACGGAAGGATAGTAGGACGGTCAACCACTTTTGGTTTACGCCGTGTGTACCCCGTTTGTGCGGCGAACCAGGCGGGAACTGCGCCTTCCCCTCCCTCCAGTCAGGACCCGCGCCCTCGGCCACCCTTTCTTGATCCTGTAGTATATGGTCTGGACGGGAACCCCGATCAAGTCCGCCCAGTCCGTGAGGCTGAGGGTCACGCCCTTGAACTCCAGGTAGTAGCTTGCTGATCTTGCCATGTCTGTACCCTGTACTATTTTCATAACTATGGTACACAATATCGTCACTCTGTCTACAAAAACATGGTACCTTCGTTTTGATGAACTGGTCTGAGGAACTACTGAGGAGTTTTTGGCATGCATTACGTTGACACCCGCGTGATCGCTATTTCAGAACCGAGGCAGCTGGTCCGTCTGTTCAGCTTCCTTCTCCGTCTTGTCCGTCGCGGCCCGAGGTCGGTCAAGGTTCTGTTGGCAGTTACGATCGAACGGGACACCGTGTTTATTAGCCCGGGTAGAGGTGCTGTAAAGGTGGACTTCACGCGGTGGGTTGATCGGCAGTTGGAAGGTGCTGGGCGAGATGGGTAGTCAGGAGCCTGACCTACTGCCGCAGGACCTTGAGGAGAGGCTACAAGCCAGGAACTACGAATCTGCGCGCAGAGGCAGGAAACGGTACAAGGTAGCACGGAGGCACAGAATCGACCTTCTGTACCGCCTAGTACGGTATGACAGACGGTTCGACATTTTTGTAAAGCACGTTTTGAAATTGCGCCCAGAGCCACATCAGGAGAGGATGATGGCGTGGCAGGACACGCATGACGAAGGGCTGGTGCTGGTGTGGCGTGGTGCGGGTAAGACTACCTACCTTACGGAGGCACGGGCTGCTTTCGAGATCATCGTTGACCCAAACGTGCGTATCCTTCTAGCATCCGACGCCCAGACACAATCAAAAGACTTCCTGCGCGCAATCAAGTCCTACCTCCGTATGCAAGAGGTGGAGGAGATTTTCGGGTCATTCTACGAAGGGGCAGAGGCGTGGGCTAGCGACCACATCATTGTTGGGCAGCGCACCTCGGTAGGTGTTCGTGAGCCTACTGTGATGTGTGTTGGGATTGATACCGTTCTGCCCAGCCGTCACTTTGACATCCTTTTTGCGGATGATCTCGTGACTGAGGACAACAGTAGGACAGAGGGGCAGCGAGATAAGACGTGGACCTATTACTTTAAGACCCTAGACCCTTGTTTGAAAAAACGTGGCGGGAAGAAGTGGATCATTGGTACCAGGTACCATGAACAGGACCTGTATGGCAGGCTGTCAGCAACCGAGTTTAGTGCTCCCGGCGCAACATACGTCCTGGGTGTTCTTGACGAGGACGATAACAGTAGGTGGGAGGCTGAATTCCCAACCGAAAAGATGCGAAAGCTCCGCGCGCTAAACCTTGCGATCTTCGAGTTACAATACGAATGCGTTACAGGCGGCCTTCTCGGGGGAGTGTTCCTTCAAGACCATTTCCAATTGATCCAGTCTGCGGACTTGATCCCCTCTGCCGCATGCGTGAAATGGCAAGCTGTTGATTTGGCGATTGGGCAAAGGTCAAAGCATGACTTCCTGGCCCACATAACGTTCATGATGCAGCGGCTTGTCAGGAACCCGTACCTGTTAGAATGGCACCTAAGGCGAATGACATTCCCGCAGCAGGTTAAATTCGTCGCCAGCCAATATGCAAAACACCAGGACACCCTGCGTGTGGTGATCGAGAGAAACGCGTATCAGGACGCCTTGCGGCAGCAGGTCCTTGACGACTACCCGGACATTCCGGCGGTAGGGCAATGGACGATCAAGGACAAGATGACAAGGGCGCAACAGGTTGCCCTGTTTTTGACTAATCACCCGCTCCGGTATCTACCTGAGCATGAAGCATTCATGCGATTGATCTGTGGCTTCCCGGATAGGAAGGGGAGCAAGGATGCGTTTGACGCCCTGGAGCTTGGCCTCGCTAGGGCATTGCGAGGGGCAAGGAGGGACAGACGGAATGAAGACGGTGATGGTGGGAATGAGGACGTTGGGCTTATCTGACGCCTGTTGACAGTAGTAGGGCCGCTGGGTAAGGTGGTACATACTTTGAAAGGGCCTACTGTGTGGGCCCCTGGAAACAACGCTCACAAGTAGGAGGCTCTAATGGCGAGTTCAGTCGGATCGCGGTACTGGGTCGAGACGAGGAAGGCGACCAACGCGGCGATGACAATCAGGTCGGTGGGTTTCAAGCCGCGCAAGGTCAAGGTCTTCAACCTGACCAACGCCGCCTCGTTGGAGTGGAACTCTGGGATGGCTGCCGCGGCGGGTTTCAAGACCGTGACGGCTGGTACGCAAACCTATGAGACCTCCGACGGGATCACCGCAGTTGTCGCCGACAGCAACGGGAATCCGGGGTTCACCCTTGGCGCCATGGCCGATGTGAACGATACCACGACCGAGGACCTGGTGCTGGAGGCGTGGGAGTAGTAGGACCCTTCCCGATCGGAACAACAAAGGAGGTGCGAAATGCAGATCGGTGAACTGCGGGAAGGCTACTTCGATGGCGGGGCAAACATCGGGCGAGGGTCCGGTTCCTCGCCTGGCGATCTGACACTGCGGGAGCTGTTGGACCAGTACCTTCCGCATCGTGTCCCAAGCAACGTGGAAACCGCGGCCTTCACCTGTGCGGCCGATGACACGTGGGAGGATTACGACATCATCACCGCCTTGAACCTGGTCCTGACGACCAAGATCAGGACGGGTGAGGCCGTGGAACTGCGGGGGACGCTGGAACTGGTGAACGGCGAGGCCGCGATCAACAATGCGAAGTGGGGCGACGGTGACACCCCTGATGACGATGACACCGTTACCACCTACGCGACCCAGGCCGCGGCAGCCTCAGAGTATGTGCACGACCTGACGATCGTCACGGGCGAGGATGGGAAGATCAAGATCGAGGTGGACGACAAGGCAAACTTGTCCTTCGTCTTCCACTTGCAGTCCTTCCGTTACTGCAAGGCGGCAGCCATCAGTTAGCCCTACCCGGCGGACCTGATCCCCTAGCGCCGGGATTGGACCCGCTCCGGGGGACCACCGCCATGTAGGTTGGAGGCGGTAGACCCCTGGAGCGAGGCCCAATGAAAAAGACCAACACAGCAGAGGGCAAGCGCAGCAGCCGAAGCATTCCGGTTGAGGCTGTTGACAATGACGGGCGTATCCACCGAAGGACGCTTAAGGCTACGATCATCTCTTTTCCCAAGGCGATGAGCGGCCAGGCAACTGCGGAGGACCTTGCTGACCTGAGCATGCCGCAGTCCGCAGCGGAGGAGGAGGAACAATTCGCTGCGATCTACAGTGGAGATAGGATCCTTGATCCTCCCTACCCGTTGATGACCCTCACCTCGTTGGTGGAGAACAGCACAGAGCTTGGGCAGTGTATCCGGGCAATGGTCACCAACACTGTTGGTTTCGGGTTCAAGCTACGGGAAAGGCCGCTCCCGGCCAACGTTGACCATACGGCAGTGACGGAGGAGAAGGAGCTGCTGGACGGCTTCTTTGGTGCGGCACACGTGAAATACAGCGCACCTATGCTCATGAAGCGGGTTGTTGCTGACCTTCATGCGTGCGGGAACGGGTACCTTGAGTTGATCGAGGACAGCAGGCGTGATCTAGTCGGCTTGAACCACGTTCATGGGCATTCTGGCAGGTTGACCAAACAAGACACCTCTGCCACCTTGACGCATGTTCCGCGGGTGCGTCGTGGGATGATCGAGTGGGTTCCCCGCGCACACAGATTCCGCAGGTACGTTCAGGTCAGGAACCAGGCCCTGACCTGGTTTCGTGAGGCTGGTGATCCGAGGCGGATGGATAAGCGGACCGGTAGGTACCTTGCTGCAAACGAGAATCTTGCCCCACGGTACCTTGCAACGTCCCTTGTGCACTTCTCCCGTTACTCCCCATTTTCACCCTACGGTGTTCCTGACTGGATTGGGAACCTGTTTTCAATATTCGGCAGTAGGGCAGCCGAACTAACCAACTATCGGACGATAAGCCAAAACAATATACCTGCGATGTTCGTCATGGTAGAAAATGGGACGCTGACAAAGGCGTCTGTTTCCCGGTTGCGGAAGTTTGCGGAGCAACAGATCCAGGGGTCCTCGAATTACTCCAAGTTCATCATTCTTGAAGGAGAGCCGATGGACGAGGGGATGCCTGACCCAACGAAGCTGTCTATCAAGGTGCAGCCGTTGCGGCACCTACAAACCCATGACGAACTGTTCCAGCAGTACGACGCCAACAACAAGGAAAAGATCCGGCAGGCATTTAGGCTACCGCCGATCTTCGTCGGGCACAGCAAGGAGTACAATAGGGCAACAGCAGACACCGCAACAGCGCTGGCGGATGAGCAGGTGTTTGCGCCTGATAGAACGGACTTCAACTACCTTATGACCCGGTTCGTTCTCCTCCCGTTGGGGGCTAGATACCATACCTTCTACTTTAACCACCCGAACATCACGAACGATCAGGAGTTGGTCCGGATGATGGTGGCTGCGGAGCGCAGCGGGGCCATGACACCTAAGCGCGCGGACAGGGTGGTAAGGGATGTGTTCGGTGACGATATCGGTCCGCTGCCTACTGGCATTGACTTGAACACACCCTACTCCTTGCAGTTCGCGTTGGCTCAAAAAGGGGTCAGTGGTGAACCGGGGCAACAACCTACTATGTTCGAGGGTGGACGCCCCAGCGACACCCCTGGTATTGTGAATGAGGCCGCAGCAGAAAAGGTTGTTGCGCAGCTTGTGTACCTGCGGCAGAAGTTGGATCAGGAGCTAGAATCTCGCCTTCTGCCTGCAGAGTGGGAGGCCATTGACGCGGCAGCATAGCAAGCCGCTTGGAGACGAAATGAAGGACACCGTGTATGTGATCGAGGTTGAAAAGTTCATCGCCGACGGTGAGGAGCTGCAGGATACGATCGGGAAGGTCATGCGGGCAGTCAGGGATGCCGGGTCTGCGAAGCAACAGATCTTCCAACTGATGGGCATCTACAAGGACCATGTGGTCGTCAGGGCGGCTGATGACGGGCAGTATTACCGTCTGTCCCTCAAGCTGTCGGAGAAGGGCGCCTTGGAGCTTGGGGACCCCGAACCAGGGCGTGTTCTGTTCGTGCCGTTTGAGAAGGCGAAGGACGGCGAGGACGGTGGTCAGGTGGTCAAGTTCAAGTGCCCCAAGTGTGGGAAGGAGAAGGAGCTGAAGGCACAGGATGTCAAGGGCCCTGTCACCTGCGCCTGCGGTACCGAGATGAAGGAGGCAGAGAAGGTGGCGAAGGCGGCTGGGCTGGATACCGTACCCGTCGAGGTGACGGAGAAGGCGGCGTCGAGCTGGGGGCTGGGCATCAACAGGTAGGTACATGCCTGTACACCTCGACCTACAATCGTTGTCCGATGACTCGCTGCACAGGCTTGATGCGGCAGTCAATGGGGTGTTGTACCCACTGGTCAAAATAGAACCTCGTGGTGTGCTCACCCGCCTTGAACAGCGGTTGTCTAGGTTCTTGTCTGTTGCGTGGCGATCGGCTGCCTCCTCTGCGCTGGTGGGTGTGGAGGGGGCAGCCAGGTCGGCACCTGCTTTGAAACGGTTCCTTGCCTCTGTTGGTCTGCGGCTTCGTCGGCCGTTGGGTACTCGTCAGATTCGTTTGTTGGCGAACCAACTTGATCAGATCTACAAAACGGTCAAGCGGTGGCAGTCTAGGAACGTGGGTACACGTTTCCTGTTTGCACAAAAGGACACGGCTGCGATCGCCGCAACAGGGAGGCAGCAGGTGTTCTGGGTAGGTGACTTCTACAATACGCACCTGGCGCGGCGGATCACAGGGGTTGCGGGCGAGGTGCTGGATATGGGGCTCGGGCGGCAACAGGCAGGGACGATGATGCGTAGGGCCTTGCTGCGGGAGTTTGGGTTGAAGGCCGGCGGGAAGACCAACCTAGCGGCACACATCCCGGCCCGCTTTGCAGGTAACCCGGATCACTACTTCCGCCTCCTTGCAGCGTCAGCAAAGGCGCAGGCGCAGTCTATTGCTACCATATCCTCGTTTGAGGATGCGAGGCTGACGACCTACACCCTGATCAACCCGATGGACTCCCGCACCGGGCAGGTCTGCCAGCAAATGCACGGGCAGAGGTTTACTGTCGCTGCCGCACGAAAGTTCACCGATAAGGTAGTTGCGCAGACCGATCCGGAAGGTATCAAAACGGTGTGGCCTTGGATGCGCCCCGATGATCTTGAAACGGTAATTGGTGGTGCAAAGGCCGGGTCTACTGCTGCGGCAGACAGGCTAGCCGCAGCAGGGCAGATGCTACCACCATTCCATGCGTTTTGTAGAACCGAGGTCGTCCCGGACTAACCCACCCCACTTGACGTTTTGAAAAGCAAGGTCGATACTGACCGGCAGGACTGACCGGAACAGGAAGGAACTGCCATGGCATACCAGATCGCTAGGAGCTTTCGTTTCGAGGCCGCTCACCTACTTCCATTCCATCAAGGTAAGTGTGCCAGGCTACATGGGCATACTTGGTACGGGGAGGTTGAGGTCTACTCAACGAGGACAAAGGAAAGCGGACCGGAGGCGGGTATGGTCATGGACTTTGCCGCGTTGGACGCTTTGTTGAAGCCGCTTGTGGATGAATACCTTGACCATAGGTTCCTGAACGAGAGTCTGGGTGCGGGCGGAGACGTGGGTGTGATCAACCCTACCAGCGAAATGGTGGCGCGCTGGCTAGCACGTACTGTTGCCCCCCTGCTCCCTGAGGGTGTTGTGTTGTCTCGGGTGGTGATAGAGGAGACACCCAAGTCTCGTTGTGTGTACTTTCCGGAGTAGGGGGTCAAATGCATAACAAAAAGTACCTGGTGCGCGAGGTATTTTACTCGCTGCAGGGTGAGGGTATACGCGCGGGGACGGCGGCGGTGTTCATCAGGTTTGCAGGGTGCAACCTGCGGTGTACGAAACAGGGTGTTGGTTTTGACTGTGACACGGATTGGGATACGGCCGCTGCGAAGGAGATGACAGCTGCGCAGATTGTTGAAGCGGCCCGGCGAGCTAGGGCGGGTAGGATGTTCAACTGGGCGGTACTGACAGGTGGCGAACCTGCCCTACAGGTAGACGACGTCTTGATTAGGATGCTGCGGGCCTCTGGCCTCCTGTTGGCGATCGAATCAAACGGCACCATCCCATTCAACGTGAAGGGTATATCTTGGGTTTGTATAAGCCCTAAAACGCCAGCAGACCAGCTGGCCATCCGTTGTGTGAATGAGGCCAAGTTTGTGTTTTGGGCCGGGCGAGATGACCTACCTCGTGTCCCGGTTGACACCGGGATCGTTGCCGACCACTACCTAGTTAGCCCCGCATGGGGCACAGAGGATGCAGTAAAGGAAAACATGCGGGCTGCGGTTTCGTTTGTCCGCGATAACCCACGTTGGCGGCTGTCCGTACAGCTGCACAAGATTTTGGAGATCAGATAATGCTACAGGACAGAGGAGAGTTGGAGGAGCACGTTCGGAAAATGCTGGAGCTGATCGGCGAGGACCCAGGGCGCCCTGGCCTACTGGATACCCCGCGGCGGGTTGTTGATTCGTGGCTGGAGTTGTTTTCTGGGTACGACATTGATCCGACAGACCACGTCACGACCTTCGCTGAGGAGGAGGTGTATGACGACATCATCGTCCTTCGCGACATCCGGTTTTTTAGTTCGTGCGAACACCACATCCTACCCTTTTACGGTGTTTGCCACATCGCCTACCTCCCACAAGGGAATTCACTTCTGGGTGTGAGCAAGTTGGCCCGCATCATGGAGGTCTACACTAGGCGGCTGCAGGTACAGGAGAGGATGACGCGGCAGATCGCAGAGGCTGTGCTGGCAGCAGTGGATCCGGTAGGTGTGGGGGTTGTTGTGCAGGCATCGCATATGTGCATGGTCATGCGGGGGGTGCAGAAGCCCGGGTCAACGATGGTCACTTCATCAATGCTGGGGTCGTTCAAGGACACTGCACACATCAAGGCCGAGGTCCTCCAGCTGATGGGTTTGTGACATGGACACTATCTTATTGTTTAGTGGTGGGTTGGATTCTACTGTTTTGTTGTACCACCTCCTAGAAAAGGGGGACAAGGTAGCGTGCCTTTCTGCAGACTACGGGCAGACGCATTGTAAAGAACTGCAGGCAGCCGGTGCAATGTGCCGGGCGCTTGGTGTGGTTCACAGAACGGTGCATGTTCCGTACGCGGCAACTATTGGAGTTCCACACCCACTTGTTGGTGGTGGGAATATTCCGCAAGGAAGGTGGGATGACCCATCGATGTCCGCAACAGTAGTTCCAAATAGGAATATGATCTTCTTATCTCTTGCAGGTGCTTGGGCAATGGCTAGTGGGGCCGGACGTGTTGCGATAGCAGCGCATCTTGGTGACAAGCTGATCTACCCCGACTGCCGCCTAGAGTTCCTTACCGCCGTCCAGAACGCATTGTCTTTGTCTTCCGGTAGGCTCCTTGAGGTGTACGCCCCATTTTTGGGACTACCAAAGGATAAGGTAGTGGCAGAGGGTGCCAGGATGGGTGTCCCGTTTGAGAAAACTTGGACATGCTATGCTGGTGGCGAATCTCCGTGTGGTACATGTGGGGCGTGCACGGAAAGGAATGACGCGTTTTCTTCCTTGGGTGTTGAAGATCCGCTTAGCGCCGGGTAGGGTGTAGTACCTACACCATTCCACGTATTCCTCCGTTGCTCCTTCTTGTTTCCCGGTGTACGGTTCCAGTAGGAACTAGCTGGAGATGAGACCATGCCGCATTGGTACTTTGTAGCAGGAGACAAGGCGTCTGTTGACTTGCTGGTAGAGGAGGGTGCGAAGGCTATCCTTG